TTTCAAAAGTACTGCCCAGACTGTGAGCCGAAGCACGCCATACAATCGTGGAAAGAGTATAAGGAAAAATACGCAAAAAAGTAAAAATCCCCGGTGCTCCGCATGGATAGAGCACCGGGGATTTTTATGTGTTCGATTCAAGTGCTGAAAGCACCACTTTCAGGTGATAGCATACAGCCCTACGGCTGTAATGTGTCTGTGCCGCAATGTCAGGCAGCGGAAGCCGCTCGACGTACCGCAGTAAGGCTATCTTACGGTCTACCCTCCCAAGCGGTGCGTTTTTGATGGCGGCGGTCATTTGCTGTCGGTCAAGTCCTTGCAGCGCAGCGGGCAGCACTACACGAGCCGCCGCCACAGGCAGCACCGAGCCAGAAAGGCTGCGGCAATTGTCCAGCGTTGCGCACCATATTGCCAATGCTGGCAAAATGGTGACAAAACGTCACCAGTTTGTTGATATTGTCGATATGGTGACCTGTACAAACGTCTGTTCCAGCGCGGTCAGAATTTGTCTGGATAATACTTTTTGAGCATCTCCACGAGTTAATCGGTTCGTATGTAGTGCTTGCCATGATATCCTCCTTTAGCAGTTTTCAAACGAAATGGATTTGTTTGCCCACATCACGCATTCCTCTAGCTTTGTCATGGCAAGAGACTTTTCACGTCCATCATGGCAAACATCATTGATACATTTTTCAAGCTGCTTTGCACTGTCAAGGACAAACTTCATCCTGTCCTGCTGGACGCCAGTTACTTTTCTTGAATCGAGCCTACTCATTGATTTACTCCTTTTCCAGCGCCGCTTTCATGCGGTCAAAGAAAAACTGGATAATGGTGCCGATGGTCTCATCTGTGATGGCCCAGCTGATAAGCTTGCCCCACTTGCTGGCGCTGAGGGCCGTGCGAAGCATCTGCGCCACCCACGCCTTGCGCTCTGCGCCGCGCTTTGTGCCCTGGATCTCGTGCTCTGCCTGCTCGATCAGGTCAAGCACGGTGCCCTTGACAGCTGCGCCATAGCCCAGCCGGATACAGCCCAGTGCGTAGAAGATGAACCCGCCTAGCATGAGCACGAGGGCCGCAGGGGCGGGAAGTGCGGTCAAAAGGTTATTGATTGTTGCCATGTATTACTCTCCTCTCTCTTTTTCAAGATCTGCAATGCGGTGGTTTGCTACCTTCATCTGCTCTTCAAGCACCGGGATGCGCTGGGCGAAATTGTTGTGTGTCCGGACTTCCCGGGTCAGCTCTTCCAGCTTGGTTTCGGTCACAGCCTGCTGCTTGTCCAGTTTGGCATCCATGCTCTGGGCGGTGTGGTTGTTAGAGACGACCACGCCGATCAGGCTCAGACCGCCGGTGATAATGGCTACGATGATTGCTTCGCTCATGCGCCCTCCCGAAGACGGGTCAGGCCCTTCTTGCGGATGATACGGGGGTAGTTGACAGTGGTCACGTTGAGGTCAACATTGCCGGAGATGCCCGGCACGCGGCCTTTGCTGGTGTGCTGGTGGGCGTTGTACTTGAAATCTACCTTCGGGGTCTTGCCGGTGTAGTCGGCAAGCCATACGTCCCACCGCCCTGCAAGCCTTGTCATGTCCAGATGGACGTTGGCATAGCTCGTGTAGGTGTAGAGCTGGGCGAAGAAGCCCATCTTCTCAATCTGTTCCAGATGGTAGGCTGCCAGATTGGATAAGTTCCCATAGGGCATCCCGGCAAGACTCGGCGATTCCAGATCCAACGCCACCGGCAGGGTCAGTTCCTTGCCCCGCAGCGCCTGCCGCAGTACAGCCAGCTCTTCGTCAGCCAGCTTCTCGCAGGAGGCGTTGGTGTAGTAGTACACGCCCACGTCCAGCCCAGCCGCTTTTGCGTTGGCATAGTTGTCCTTGAAGGTGGGGTCGATGTAGGGCACACCGTTGCGGTTCCCTACGGCCCGCAGCATCACGCCTTTGTAGCCTGCCGCTTTTACCTGCGCCCAGCCCTCCATTTTGATTTTTCCCTGCCACCGGCTCACGTCAATGTACCGGTAAGGCGGTCCCCCTGCCCACCCGGTCACGGTGTCCACAGTGGGCACGCCCGGAGCAGGGGCAGGCTCTTCCTTATTGGCACCGTCACCGGCAGCATTGGAGAGCGCAGAGAAAATATCCCGCAGGAAGTCAAGCATCACTTTCCACCTCATAAAAACCCTCCTCCGTCAGCTTTTTCATCACGGCATCCTTGTACCGGTCAGGAACATTGTCGATGGTAAAAGCGCCGTCAAAGCGGTGCAGTTTGATTTGGGTCACATAGAACAAAACCATAACATCCTCCTTATTGTGCAGCCAGCAGGTCAAGCATAGCCGCTTCCAGAGCGGCAAGGCGCTCTTCTGCGGTGGGCAGCTGCGCCTTTTCCTCTGCTTCCTTGCGGGCCTTTTCCTGTGCGGCCAGTTCCTCTGCGGTGTACAGCACATACCGCTGCACTTCCACCTCTTCGTCATAGGCTTCCTGAGCCGGAACAGCTTTGACATCCACGACTTTCTTTACGTCTTTTCCACCGTTTGGATATTCACGGATGGTCTCGTAGTGGCTGACCTCTTCCACGCCCGCAACAGCATCGTGGTGAACGGTCTTGGTCTCCTGCTTGAGGTAGCCTTTCGTCAAGTCGGGGGTGGCGATTTCTACGCCGTTACTGTCAATGATTTTCATGTGTACTCCTTTCGGTTATGCCACTCTGCGCCAGATGTACATGCAGTATGCCGGTGGTTGGACTGTGTTACTTTGACCATATATCCCATTTGAGCGTGATGCAAGAAATTTGACGATTTGGCCAGTTGTCTTAGAATTGGTAATACTCATCGGTGAATATTGTGTGTCATACGTTTCCGCGTAAAGTGCACCAGAGGAGTTCGGTATAGTCGTGTAAAAATTGTTTCCGGGATTTTCCACATTGCGAATTGTAAAGTTACCTGTAATATTCGGCAGTCCTGCCTCTACCGTCGTACCAGCCGGATGCGTATCGCTTGCGCCCCAGATAGTGCAATCCTCAATGCGCTCCCATGTGCCGCCGATAAAGCTTGCCGGGGATGTGGGGTCGTTGCTGGCCCAGAATTTGATTCTGGCGAGGTCTTTTTCTCTCTGGGCGGCGAGAGCTTTCAATGCCTTCTGTGCGTTATTGACCTGTTTCATCAGGTAATTGTATCCGTGCTGCTCGTCCAGACCAGCCTCAGCGCCTGTCGGGGCGACGATTTGACCGGATATCCAGTTTTCCGGAAGATCAGCGGGAAGGGGAATGTTTTTCAAGATTTCATCCGCCATAGATCAATGTTCCCTCCTTAAAGGTGATGGTATGTTTGAATTTTGTTCTGGACGCGGTTTCGATGCTGACATCATCCTGCGTGAGGGCGGCTCCGAACGCATCTTGTGCGGAGATGGCAGAGACTTTTGTGATCTTTTCCGATGGCAGAAGCTCGTACTGCAGCGTGACTGCCGCACCGGAAAGGCTCTTTGCTAGGTTCGGAACGGTATAATCTCCGTTCAGCTGCACCGTGTCGATGTGATCTGCCAGGTACGAGGCAAGGCTTGCCAGGAACAGCGGGGTCACAGATGCAGAAGCGGGCTCGGCGGCCGTCACCGGGACAAAATAATTTTGTCCCGGTGACGCGAAAGCATCCTTACCCAAAAGCCAGCTGCCCAGAAGATAGTGATACCGGCTTCCGTTTGCCAGCACGGTGTCCGCGCCCTCCAGAATGGATAGATTTACGTCCACGTCCGTTTTTTCGGTAATGCCGAAATAGCAGTCCAATGCGTACAGCGTTTCTCCCGCATCGTTCAGTATCTCGTAGTGCGTGACGGTCGAATTACCTGCCTCCGGTTCAATGGATGCTTCCAGCTTCAGGTTCTCACCTGCGATCATCAGCGTTTCAGAACCCACCTGAAGTGTCGCAGATGCAATGACGCTTTTCAGCGGCTTTACGGTCGTTTCACGGTTAAGTCGTGCCGTCGTGGCAAGCTCTGCCGCCTTGTGGGCCACATCCAGAAGGAGCGCTTGCGTCAATGTCGGTGAGGCCTCAGCCTTTACGGTCGTCCATCCTCCAAGCTCGGCAAACGGCTTTTTCCCAAGGGACCAGCCGCCCAGGCGATACTGATAATCGTATTTCTGCACATCGACCTGCTCTGTGATCAAGATCCCGGTCTTGAGGTACGGCATACTGATAAAGACGATGTGAGCGGGCTTGATCTGGTTGATGAGGTGGGTCACCTCGTCGTAGAACGACTGGTTCTTTGCGCTCGTCGCAAGCCTCAGCTCGTAGAGCGGGTATGTGATGGAGCACGTCCATTCACCCGCGCCAATCAGCTCATCCAGCTTCTGATACAGAAACCCCAGTGTGTAGGGCGGGCGGGTCGCAATGCGGGTCATTACACGCTGCCTGCGGAACGCCAGAGACTCCTTTTCCGGGACAGCCACGATGTGAAACACCTTTTCCCACCGTGCAACGGAATCCTCGTCCATGGTCTGGAAAAAGAAGTTGCTTTGAACCCCTTCCACAGAACCGGCCAGCCGATCAAATTCCGCCTTTTCGGCAGCACAGATCTGCTGGTAATCCTGCACTTCCCGGTAGATGGGCGGCAACAGCGGCAGCAGTTCATGCGAAAGATCAAGCTTCATGCAGCGTCACCGTCCCAACCACAGGAACCTGCTGCTGTGCGCCGGTTTCTGTCAGAATCAAATCGTCCGCGGCTCCGTTCAACTGGACGTTTGTCACGTTTACCACGCCCTCTGCCGTGATGATGGCCGCAGATACGCGGGCCGTGTAGACGTTGGCGCTATACTCAATGCCGGTCTTGCTGATATTGGTCTCCCAGTTTTTCCGCACATTGAGCAGATATGCCTCCAGCGCCTCCCGTACCGCGGTGCGAACTGTATCCAGCGAGTAGCTGGGCAGGAGCGTCACCGATGCGGTGACCGAAACTTCCAGCTTCTCCGGGGCCGTGATCGTTACCTTTGCACCGATGGGCGCAAGACCGAGCCCCTGCCCGGAGTACGGCACCGGGTCGATGGTGTTCTGAATGGTCTGCACAAGGTCGGTGGATGCAGGCAGCCAGTCCGCACCCAGAACGGAGCAGAGCACCGTGCCGCCGCCTCTCCATGTCGGGTACACCTGCACAGCGCCCACACCGTCCAGCTTTTTGATCTCCTCCACGTACTGCGCCACATTGCCGCCAAAGGAGCGGCTGTTCAGCGACGCTTCGATGCGGGCGCGGAATTCGTCATCGGTCTCGGTCTCGTCTCCGGGTGTCAGGATATCCGAGATCCGGGCAGAAGTCAGGCCCTGAATGGTGTCTATGGGAAGGATGGGGCCGGTGTAGTCGTTGCCGATGGTGCCGGGCGTTTCGGCCAGAAGGCGGTAGGTGTGCCCGGAACCCAGAGCGGACAGTGCAATAAAGTTGATACTGTCTGCGCCGTTGATGGTAGAGAACCGGCTGCCCAGCGGGATAGCCACATTGAACTCGCCTTTTCGCACCGCCGCCGTGGCCTGCTTGCGGGTAACGCTGGCGATGGGGGCCAGCAGATCCAGCGCTCTGCCGGTGGCTGTCTGAAAAAAAGCCTGCCGCTGCACCATGTTCAGGGAAAGGAAGAACCCCTCAAAGACATAGGCGGCGGGGGAAAGCGCCGTTGGGATGGGGCTTGTGTCCCGCTTGTCGTAGTCGTCCGGGATCTGAGACAGCATATAGTCCAGAATGGACCGGTACTGTGCGGTAGAAAAATCGATCATGCTGCGGTGTTCACCTCCGTGCTTGCCTGCATTTCGCCGTAGATCGTGGAGACAGTAAAGGATGCTGTCAGGGCCTGTCCCTGCACCGTGTAAGAGAAATCCTTCACGCCGGTCACCCGGTCGTCCACGGTCAGGGCCTCTTCCAGGCGGCGCTGCAATTCTGCCGCCACATAGCCCGGGTCCTGCCCCAGCAGCCCCTCCCACTCCATGCCGCTGTAAGAGCGGAAGATCTGCCAGCGATAACGTTCCACGTTCAGAATGATGGTCACGGCCTGTTTTACAGCCTCGTACCCATCGCATTCCCCGGTGATGCGGCCAGATATCTGGTCAATGAACCAGGTTCTGGACGGCTGAGAAACGTACTCCACGCCGCCGGAAAGGTTGATGGACGCGCCTGTGGGAAGCGTAGCCATTACGATTCACCTCCGTATACTCGGGAAAGAACAATGAACTTCTGGCCGCTCTGAACACGAAGGAGCAGCACTTTGTCCCCGGCTTTCAGGGCCGGGTTCAGGATGATGTACTTTTTGTCCTTGCTCAAAGGCAGCGCAGCGCCGTTTTCCCAGCCAACAAAATTTTCCGCCTGCACTTTTGCGTCAAATCCATCCGGCAGAGCCGACCACTCCGTGAAGTAGGGCGGAGCCGTGAAAGCGTCCTCGCTTGGGCCGGATGGCGTTGCGTGCTTGTGCTGCAAGATCTTGATCTCGTGCCGGTGGCGCAGGATTGGAATTTTCTTTTCAATGACAGGCTCTGCCAGGTAAAGCACAGCCTGCTTCAGCGGAGCCATTGCTTCGCTGATCTGGATCTCCAGCTCATCATCATCCGGTGGGGCCTTTGTCACCGTGCCGATCTGCAGGTCTGTGGGCTGCCCGGCATCGTTGGTCTGCCGGTAGATCTCCTGCAATACTGCCAGTAAATCCACGTTTCTCCCTCCTTACAGTGCTTTTGCTTCCAGCTCCATGGTGTGCTCGTCATTTTTGAAGGTGTGCTCCACCTTTTCCAGCATGACATACTTTTTGAACGGTTCGCCGTCCAGATCGGATATGTTCACCAGGATCAGCGCACCGGCCCGGAGACCGGGGATTCCCAGAGAGGAAAACTTGAGCTGCTGCAATACGCGGTTGTAGTACTCCAGGCTCACCTTTGCCTGTTCCTTTACCTGTGCATCGTTGGCCGCTTCGTCCACGGTCTGATACAGCTGCAAAAGGCCCCACTTTCCGATGTGTTCCGAATCCTTCATCACAAAAACATCCGCCTTTCCCGTCTTCTGATTGGGCCGGGCCAGCTTGATGCTGTTGTAGGTCTGTGTGTCGATGGAGGAATCGAAGGTGTAATTCGTCATCAGGCTGTAATCACCGATGACGATATCGGTTTTCAGGTCGTTGGCCTCTTTGAGGGCCAGCCCGTCACCGGAATCGTAAAACACATAGACCTTGCCGGTGTTGAGCAGGGTCTTCTGCAAGGCAGTGTTGATGATGTCGATGCAGCTTTTGTCCTGCATGATGAGGGAGGGCAGCTTGTAGCCGGTGTCGGCCAGCTCCCCCACGTCCAGCTCAAAGTCCTCCGCGATCTGCCGGATGATATCCCCGGCGCTCTGGCCGTAGAAGGAGTAGCTGGCATTGGCCTTGAGATACCGGATGCGGTCATAGCAGACCACGTCCACCGGCCCCCAGCGGTCAAAGCCACGGGTAAACACCCAGCCGTAAAACTGCAGCTGGCCATTCACAGAAAAGCGGATCACGTCTCCCTCTTCCAGCTTGGATTCCGGGGTACGAAGATAGGTAAAGGTCAGTTTGCCCGGCTGACCGGTGCGCTGGGTAGACCAGACCACCTGCGTGGTGCTGTTGGTCAGGTTCAGGGTGTTTCCGGTGGCTTTCTGAGCGGCCAAAAGCTCATAGGTCATCCTTCCACCTCCTGCAGGCTGTTCTCCGGCATCCAGCCCAGCACAGTGCCGCCGGTGTCTGCCACGCAGACGGGGCAGGGCCGGGCGCGGTCGATGATGCGCCGCACCACAACGATCTGTCCATGGACGCTGGTCAAAACTTCCTCCCCGCTGCCGGTGCCGTAGACTTTCCCGGTGGCTTTCCGTCTGGCCCCCACAACAAGCTTGTCTGAGGGGGTGCTCCTGGTGGGGGTCAGGGAGAGCTTTACAGCGCCTGCGGCATCCACCGCAGTGTTTACCGCCGTAGCTGCTGAAACGGCCCGTGCGGCCACGCTGGCCACGTCAGAGATGATGCTGGCCGGGGAAAAGGTTCCGGTCTGGCCAGCGCCTTGCACAACAGCCCTCTGCGGGGAGTAATCCTTGTACTCGGTCAGGCTCAGGTCAAAATAGAAATCCCCCGTCTCCGCGCCGCGCTCCTCTGCCTTGAAGCTGGTAACGAGGCACCGAAAGCCCAGACTCGGCCCCAAGAACGGTACGCCGTTCTCATAGAACCGGACGGGCGTGTAGACGATGGGGGACTTTTTCTTCATGGCGGTGGTGAAGAACGCCATATACACCGCCGGGGGCAGATGAATGCCGGTCTGGCCCGGCAGCCGCCGCCCGGGCAGCAGGCCAGAAATGGACACGGTGCGCAGGTTCGGCGTGCGGGGCTGCATGATAGGGCCAAGGCCCAGCACGTTATAGGTTCCGTTGTCAGCAGAAAGGGTCTCCGGCAGCTTTTCCGGGTTGATGGGCAGGGCGATCACCGTTGCGCCGCTGGAAAAATACAGTTTGTACAGGGACATCTCTTTCTCCTTACTGCACGGTGACGGTGCTGCCTGCGTTCATCAGATCCACCAGAACATCCCGCAGGGTGTCTGCCAGATTTCGGGCATCCTTTTCGGTGCTGCCGGTGTTCTGCCCCTGCACGGTGATCATGGGGGTCTGGCTTGTCAGGTTGACGTTATTGACGTACTTGCGTTCAGCCACATCCACCAGCATCTTGATCTGCTCATCGGACAGGTCAACGGTCTTTGCGATCTTGCCGGTGTTCTTGTCGATGTTGCCCAGCAGGTCTTTCACGTCTGCCGCCTGCGGAATTTCCAGCGAGCCGGAGCCGCCGCCCATTACGGTGGACAGGTTGAGGTTTGCGCCCCAGTCGTGACCAGCATTGTAGGCCTTTCCGAGGTCGAAGTTCTCCCACGGCTTGATATACTCTTTGTATCCGTTCTGTTTGATGGTCCAGTTCCGGCCATATTCCAGCTTTCCGATGAGCTTATCGATTCCGGATGTCATGTTCACTTCCACGCCCGGAATCATGTTGATAAGGCCTTCCAAACCCTGCGCTACGTTCTGGACGTACTTCAGGATGGTGATGGACATATCATAAAAGAGAACATCAATCGCTGTGATTGGGTCATTGAACGCATTGCCCAGAAAGTTCACAAATGCGGCAAATCCATTGTGCAGCGGAACCAATGTACCGTTGAGGATGAATGCCCCCATCGTTGTAAAAGTTCCGGTGATGATGCCCGTGGCCGAAATGCTGGAACCGGTCAGCTTGTTGAATGCTGCCACGCCGCCATACAGAGCAGCCACCAGCACCAAAACTGCCGCAGCAGTCAGGGCGATGGGATTCGCTGCCATAACAGCGTTATAAAATGCCTGCATGGACGCGGCTGTTTTTGTGGCCGTTGCGAGAATGTTTGTCCAGTTGGCGGCAATCAGGAGCACGCCGAACGCCGCGCCCAGGCTGACTACCAAAGGAATTGCAACATCCAGATTGTTTGCCACCCAGTTGATGGCCGTCAGCAGCGGGTCAAGCGCCCGGACGGCGGTGTTGCTTGCCACCGTCCAGACCTGCGCCCAGGTCATGGGGGTCTTTTCAAACTCTGCGTTCGTGTCTTTGGCCGCCGCAAACAGTGCGTTTTTCACAATGTCGGCAGTGATCTGCCCCTGAGAGCCCATCTCGCGCAGCTCACCCACGCTGACTTTCATATAGTCTGCAATGGACTTTGCAATGGCAGGAGCCTGCTCCATTACGCTGTTCAGCTCATCGCCGCGCAGCACGCCAGATGCAAGGCCCTGTTCCAGCTGGAGGATCGCGGCCTGCGCAGACGAACCGGACGCACCGGAAAGGCGCAGCTGCTTGTTCAGCTGCTCTGCGAACTGCACGATCTCTTTGGAGCTGCTGAACGCATCACCGGCCATTGTGCCCATCTGGGAGACCAGGCCCATGGTGTCCATGAAGTCGCCGCGGGAGCGCATGGATGCCGCATAGACCATATCTTCCAGCTCTTTGGTGGTCTGCAGACCGTCGTTCATTCGGTCAAGCCGGGCACGCATGGAGACCAGACTGTCAGACAGGTTAGCGGCTTTTTTCAGGCCCTGAATGCTGACATAGGACGCGGCCAGCCGGAGAACCGAAGATGTCAGGGAGTTGGTGACGCTTTGCGCCATATTTTCCTGCTCCTGCAGCCGCTTTGTGGCTGCCGCCGCCTCATCCTTGGCCGTTGCCGTTACACTGGCGGCGTTTTCAGCTGCTTTCATGGATTGGGTCAGGGTCTGCTGCTGCGCTTCCAGCCCTCGGATGGTTGCGCCCAGCTTCTCGGTCTGGGTGTCCAGCTTTTTGAACGTTTCCGTGTTCTGCTGCCCGGCGGCAACCATTTCTTCCTGCTGTGCCACATACGATTCAAACTTCGCATTTGCGGAGATCAGCTGTCGGGAAACGCTGTTCAAAACAGACTGATAGTTCCGGGCCGCTGCCTGTGCCGTTGTGGTAGAGCTGGATGCTCTCTGCGCAGCCTGAATGTATGCACCAAAGGAAGAGGAAAACTGATCCTGAAGGACAAGCGTTTCTTGAATCTTAGCCATTTCGTCCCGCCTCCTTCATTCGCTGGCTCTCTTCTCTGCGCTTTTCCATGGAGCGCAAAGCAAATGCCCTGACCAGTGCCTTTTCACGCACCGGCAGGGCATCGTACTTGCCCGGGGGCCAGCCGAGGTTATCGAAGCAGTAGTATGCCACCAGCACGTCGATATCCCAGCTGCCCCCGGAGATCAGTTTTTTGCCTCTTCGTCCAGGCTCTTATCAAAGCCGGAGAGCTTGCTCACGGCATCGATCAGGCGGCTGAACTCCCCGGCCAGAAGCATCTTGCCGGGAACCTGAACCGGGTCTTTGGTGCCGTAGGCCTCACACAGCTCCGCGCTGCGGAAATCAGGGAAAACCGTAGCTTCCACGATGGTGCGGGCACTCAGCTCGTTGGCATCAATGGATTCCTGCAACTGGCCGTTTACAAGTTTCATCCGGGTGGCTGTCCTGATGATGGCAGCGTTCTTCTCCTGGGTCAGGGCGCGGATCTTAAAGGGGACAGGCTTGCCGTCCTCGCCCAGAAAACGCTTGGAGATGATGATTTCCTTTTCCTCGCAGGTCACAGCGGGATGCAGAAATGCAGAAAGTGCGCTCATAAAAAATACCTCCTAAAATCAGTTGCTGCCCAGGTTGGTGGGATCGTTGAACGCTTCCAGACGCTTGACGCTGGTATAGCTGAAATTGAAATCATAGTTCAGCATGGCCTCCTCGTCGTCCAGAATGGACAGCGGGATATCGCCGGTCAGCACACAGCCATAGTAGCCCATTACCTGCGCGCCAACGCTGGACGTGGGGTCCTGGTTGGTGATGGTGATGTCAAACAGATCCTGCACGCCGTTCTCGATGTAGTTCAGCACCATATCGGTGAAAAGATTGGAGCCGTTGGAGCCGAAATAGACGTTGCCGGTGCCGGTCTGAGTGACACCGTTTGCCTTTTTCTGAACCTTTCGGGTTCCGATGGTCTTCATGTCCGAAGTCTGAATGCCTGCAATGGTCTTGATGTTCCGCATACCTGCGGCTTCCAGAATGCGGCCGTTCCGGGTAATGGTGATTTTGCCCTCTGCACCGTTCAGGGTGTCCTGGGCCATCAAATAACTCATCTTTGTACCTCCTTACGCCACATCCAGGGTGATATAGATCTTGTTGGTGCTGCCCACGGCCTCGATGGCCAGCGTGATGAGCACAGCATCCTTTGCCTCGCCCGCTTCCACGATGACATCGGTCTCGCCGTTGAAGTTCTGGATGCCGCCGGATGCCTGGATCTGATTCAGATATTTGACGATGGCGCTCTTGTACTGGCGGCGGCCGTCCTCGGTGTTGTCCACAATGCCAACATAGCTCTGGGCGAACTGCTTGTACAGGTCGTTGGCAATGGTGTTGCACAGCCGCATGGTGCGGTTGTAGCGGTACACCTCGCCGATCTCGCTGGTATAGGTGACCAGAGAGTTGATGTCATACTCCACCCGGACGGTGCCGTCATCGGCGTTGAACACGAACTTTCCCGCATTGATGGCATCCACATACTGGTTGTGGGTCATCTTGGGGGAAACGTCCACCGCGTTGGGAACGGCGGCATTCGTCAGGTCGTTGGCGTAGGTCGCGCCGGAAAGCGCACCGCCGACCCACCAGACGGCTTCCTTCGGGGTCAGGGTGGTTCCATCGTTCATCACCAGACCGCTGCACACGTTGACGATAAAGCGGGTGTCAGGGTTGGTGGCATTGGCTTCCACCAGCTGAGAGAAGCGGCCCACTTCAGTGTTCACGCGCTTGATAAAGGTCTCCATCGCGGTCTTTACGGTGGCATCCTCGCCGTCGTACAGCATGGAATCGAAGTTGTAGGGCTCGATGTTCGTCAGGTAGGTGCTGTATGCGGCAGCGTTCACCTCGCCGTTTTTGCCGCCAGAAAGCTGGGTGCCGACATTTGCAGCCAGAGTGCCCGTGCCGCTGAAATCCACCCAGTCATTGCCGGTCAGGTCTGCAACGGTCTTGCCAGTCTGCTGATCCTTCACCACACCGTCAACGACCGTGGAGACCTGGAAACTGCCCGCAGGTTCCGTCAGTGCAGTGACGATCACAACGATGTCGTTGCCTCGGGAGCCAGGGTATTTTGCGGTAGCCGTCAGCGGGGCGATAGTGCCGGTGGCCTTTGCGCTGTCCGCAGCGGCCGGGCGGTAAAGTAGCAGCTTGGTGGGTGCTGCGGTGCGGTTGGAGCCGCTGAAGATCATAGATGCAAAGCGATTGTGTGCATCTGTGATGTCGTAGCCGGTGTAGGGGGTCAGGTCTTCCCCGGCGGCGATCTCCATCACCTTGCCGACGGGCCCCCAGCTCATGGGTTCGCAGATCGTCACCTTGCCACGATCACCGATGGTAAGGTTCTGCTGGTTCTTGGAGCGAAATTTAAAGTAAATGCCGGGCCGCACCTTGTTCTGTACAGTCCAGGTTCCGCCTGCTGCCATAGGTGTCACTCCTTCCAAAATTCTTTCACAGCGGCCTCAGCCTCTGCGAGGGTGTAAAACGGTTTGTGTAAAACAACAGCCAGAAAATCCGGCTGATACCCCGCAAAACGCGGGTCTTTCAGCAGCACTTCCCGGCTGTATTGGGTATTATCCTGTTTCATTGGTCTACCTTCTGGTTTACGGTCTGGGTCTGCATCTTCACTGCGTCCACGGGCTTTTCCACAAAGACACGCAGCTCAAACTTGCAATGCAGGCCATCGTCGTCTATATCCGTGCTGCGCTCGTAGGTATGCAGGAGTTTTTCCGCATCCGTACCATCGGAATACGGGAAAGTCTCCATGCAGAAATCCAGCGCCTCAGCGGCCCGGTTGTACTGCTGGCGCAGGTCTGTGAGGTTATAGTCCAGCAGATAGGTCAGGTCGAGCCGGATGGTGCGCAGCCAGCGCCCGCCGGGGTAAGGCTTGATATCGCTGCCCCGCTGCTGGATAAACATGCAGGGCGGTTTCACGCCTTGCTGGGCAGGGTCTTCCAGCATCTGCACACCGGGCAGGAAGGGAGCCAGATACTCCGCCAGAGACCGGGCCAGCGTTGTAATGGTAAAATTCATTTCAGCATCTCTCCCAGCTTGTTCACGGCTTTTTCTGTCTCTACTTTCACGGTGTGCTTGTATGCCTCAATCCCCGCATCGGACATGTGCAGGCCCTCAACGTAGGTCGTTTTCGTGCCCACCATCATGCCCACCTCGTCCCGGCGGCCTGGGTCGTATTCCAGCATCCCGGTATAGGGATTTGCGTATAGCCCTGGCACAAAGTGCTTGTCCATCCGGTGGCCGTCGTTGACGTAGGAGGCATACTCCTTGTTATTGTTCAGCTCAGTGACGATTTCGCCACCTCGCCTCTCTGGCTCGGTGAGGCTGTCGGCAGCCCAGTGCTGTTTCAGCTCCCCGGTGCGGGTATTGGTGCCGCTCAGGCTGTCCTCTGTGGGCGGGGTCTTATCCTGCGCCGCTTCCACGGCCCGGAGGGTGGCATTGCGGGCAACGTCTGCGAGCATTTCTGGCAAAGCGGCCTGCGCCGCCTCCAGCTTCTTGATGTACTCCTGCAGGTTCATTTCACACGCTCCTGGCTGAGAAGGACGACCTCCTGGTGGGCCAGCCCGGGAAGCACGGCCCCGAAGGGCTCATAGTACAGGTCAGGATCCCCGGCGAAGTATCGGGTTTCCTGCACGGCGTGCCCCAGCCGTGCCCCCCTGTGGATCACTAGCTCATCGCCGGGCTTGATATCCACATCAATATCACAGGCCAGCTTGTCCGTTTTTTGGACATTGGCTGCGGTCTGGGTCATGGTGAGGGGCTTGTCCTGGCTGCGATACACCCGGCACGGAACGCCGGTGCAGACGACCTTCCGTTCCTTGCGGGTCAGCTGGCCATCCTTCACAGTTTCCGTGCGCCTGATCTCCATCAGGTCTGTATACCAGTCATTCCAGTTCATTTGTGTACCTCACATCACGAGAGTTCCGGCCGCACCGATAAAGCGGGCACGGTTTGCCAGCATCTGGCCGTAGGTGGTGGCGTTCAGGTCGCCCCAGTCCGCCGTTCCTGCGGTCAATGCGCTGGTATCGTAGGTCACGGAGCTGTCGCCCAGTGTGGCAGACTTCACCACACCCACCAGAGCGCCGGACGCTGCCGCCTGTGCCGGGGTGGAAGAGCTCTCCGCATAGGTGCGCAGCTGCAAAGTAACGTAATGGGCCACATAAAGCCCCACGGCGTAGTGCCAGCTGTCCAGCCATTTATCTGGCTGAATGCTGACGTTGGCCATTTTTACGATCTCTTCCAGCAGCGCGTCCGGCAGGTGGCATTTCCCGGCGGCATCGCAGAACTGCGGATACTCCGCCTTGAACTGCTCTACGGTGTAGCTGCCCACACTCTGCCCCAGATTTGCGGCCTGCGCAAGAACGCCCTGAAACTGCGGTTTCATCGTCCAGCACATGGGCAGCCTCCTCAGTCTTCCTGCGGGTCAGCAGGCTCCTGCGGTTCGACAGGCTTGTCCCAGTCCGCAGTCTTTTTCTTGCGGACTGGCTTGTCTGCGGCATCCTGCACGGCCTTGTCGCTGCGGCTCGTGGGTACGATGTCACCATCGGCCACCAGCGCCTTGAAGTAGGCCGTCTCTGCCGCCCAGTCCGGCACTTCGACCAGCTGCTCCCGGTGGAGCGGGAAGGTCTGGGAGCCGTCTGCGCTGGGCAGGATGATGTTTGCTTTGGAAAGTACGAAAGCCATTTCTGCCACCTCCCGATCAGATACCGTCCACGTACAGCATGGAGGTCTGGTACATGAGCTGCACCTCGGATGCGTTTGCCATATAGGCGGTGTCGTAGCAGACATTGGTGACGTTGGGGGCGCTCATCACGCGGGACAGGGGCACCAGCTCGTCCGCCTTGACAAAGCGGCGGTTGTTGACGTACACCACCATGCGGTCACCACCAGAAGTGCCAGCGCCCTTGACCCAGCGGGTGGGAACGATCTCCAGATCCACGCCGTGGTTTGCGGCCACGTTGTGCTTCTTCAGGAAGTCGTAGATGGTCTCAGTGCCCAGGTCACTCACCATGGTGGTGGTGATGTAGCTGTACTGCTCGTAGGGGATCAGGATGTGATTAGGGATACCGGCCTCATCGTACTCGTTGGCAGCCCACACGGCAGTGATGGCATTGTTGATGTCCGTCAGGATCTGCTTGGGGGTCTTGTCCGCCCACTTGGCAGAGGAGCCGGTGCCGGAAGCTGCGGCAGTTGTCTTGGTGACATCGGGATTGTTGACAAGGCCGGTGGTAGCGTACTCGTCGAAACCGATGTAGGTGTTCTGGTCCATGTGCTTGTCGTATGCCAGGCGGATGCCGTCCTGAAGCATCTGGTCAAGGCTGCGGCCAATGAAGTTTGCGCGCTGCATATCCACGAACATCACGCGCAGAGCAGCCGCAAAGACATGGGCCTTGAATGCACCCTTGCTCACGCTGGCCTGCACCACAGGGATGCCGTTGGAACCGCCGCCGTTGACGGCAGAAGCGCCGGAGCCGCCTGCCATACCGTAGGCCACGGACATGGCAGAGACGTAATCCACCCAGCCGCCGCCTACTTCGATGGGGATATCACGGGGATAGGTGACGCTGGTGAGGGGTTTACGGATCAGCGGATCACGCTTTTCCAGCTCGCTGGTAAGGAACGCATTGCCGCTCTGGATGGCAGCCGCGTCCATGGTGGGAGTGCCGCCGGGCAGCGCAGCACCGGCGTTGTTTACGGTGAAAGTACCGGCATTGGTGGTGCCGACGTTCTGGAAGTTTGCCATAGTCTAAGCCCTCCTATCAGGCGTTTGCACGGGTGAGGATGACCAGCTCGGCCACGCCGTTGGCATCAGCCGCGCCGCCCCACTGGCAGTTGGTGAGTTTGACGGAGTTCCCGGCGGTCTTTTCGTCCGCTTCTGCCTCAAAGCCGCCGACCAGTGCGGTGGCATAGTCAGCGGTCTTGGCAATGCGGACGTAAACGTCACCGCCCAGAGCCGGGGTCCCGCGCTGGCACAGCACGTTGATGCTGCCGCGCTGGAACACGCTGCAGGCCTCGCCGGGGGCGTATCTGCCGCCGTTCTGGTCAGGATAAACCAGGGCGCTCTTGACCTCGCTGCCCGCAATGCCTGCGAACTGTGCAGCGGTAGTGCCTGCGCCGCCCATCACGATGACCTTGCCGCTGTCATACTTCAGGGCAGTGCCAAAAGGAATGTTTTCGGTGCCGCCAACGGGGCGGGTGTTGACGATCATATCCGGCTGACGGGCATAAGTGCCAGCAAAGCCGTGGGGCATGGTCTTGCCGATAATCTGAGTGTTCAGGGACATTTTTTAGCCCTCCTTCTTCATGTGGGGATTGCGGTCGTTGTAAGCGGACTGGGAAGCCTGGCACACCTGCTCATACCTGTTCTTGCCGGATGCGCTGGCGGCAGCGGCGGCGCTGTCCTGCGCGGCCTTTGCGATGGCATCCACGGAGCTGGTACCCTTGACCTGCTCGATCAGGGTCTTGGACAGGGCATCACGGGTGGCCTTGTCCTGAATGCCGTTGATGATGGGGCGCATGGCTTTCAGCAGAGCCAGACCGCTGTCATTGGCGGCAGGCTTTGCGCACTCGTCCTCGGAAGGAACAGTGATGGAGCCGCTTTCGTCCTCGTCCTTTTCCTTCTTGTCAGACTTTTCGCCGGACATTTCAGCGATCACCTTGTCCAGGTCTTCCGGCTCTTTGTCCTCTGCCTTCTTGGCGTTGGCGGCGATCAGCTGATCCAGCTTTCCGGAAAGATTGTTCAGTGCGTCCAGAACAGCGGTGTTCTGGGTGTCAGCGGGCGCTGCTTTCTCAGCGGGGTCTGCATCCTGCGCCGGAACGGCGGGTGCTGCATCCAGCGCTGCGGCAGCGGTCTCCACCATGCTGTCGAGCTCTTCGGGGGCTGCATTCTTTGCCGCCAGACCGAACAGAGACAGCAAACTCTTGCTCTTGCTCATGTGTTTTACCTTGCCTTTCTCCGCCGGAAGTTCGGCGGCGCTATCTTTTATTGCGACATCACGGCCAGCGCGCCCACGGGGCACGATGGCGATGTGATTTCCTCTGATATGGGTCTGCCGGTATCCTGCACCGTCTGCCTCGTACTGGCAGTAATAGCCGCAGGACACGTCCCGCATGGCCCCGTTCTTGACCTCGGAGATCAGTGTGGGGTCTTTCAGGTACAGGTCAGCCACAAGATAATCGCCCACCCTGCGCACGTTCTCCGCGTGTCCTTTGGAGTAGGCGGCCTGATTTTCCTGCACGATCATCTCTGAGGGATGGGTGTTGGTGACATCTTTGCCCTCAAAGCTGGCAATTGCCGCCGGGTCAAACACGTCCTCGGCGCTTCGTGTCACCTGAAGAACACGCTCCGGCATCCCGTCCAGCCCGATCTCCCGGGCCAGATAGTTCTGCGTGCCGGTACGGGCAATTTTGACATCGTGGCAAATTAAAAAGCCCTCCGGCGTTTCCGTCATGTGAGGGCTCAGTTTGCTTCCATAGTATGCGATCAATTGGCATCACCTCCGTTTCTGTATGCGTTCATCCATTTGTGATATTTTTCGTCATCTGCCAGCTTGTGGCGCTGGAAGGTCTCGAAGGTCTTTGGCACCTTGTCTCCCAGAGCCGTGCGGTAGCTCTCCCACTGGCGGTAATCCCGCAGCCACTTGGAGCGGCCCTGCTCCTTTTTGCGGTAAGCCTCGATCTGTGCTTTGGTGCGCGGGTCCCGGCTGTAGGGGTTCGTTCTGGGGTCAGAAAAGCGCCGGACCTGCTCCAGCTCTTCCTCCGTCCGCCCGGCGGGTGTCCATGGACGAAGGGCGTGCAGGCAGTTTGGGTGGATGTTCAGCCAGCTGTTCGTCAGGTCATCCGGCCCGGCGGGGTCTACTTTGCCGAAGGCATCCGAAAGCGGCGGGAAATGCGGGTCTTTTCCGCTCTTGCTGTATACCCGTCCCTCATAGGGGGCGCAGAGGGCGCAGGTGGTGCCGTGGGAGCTGATCTGATACAAGTCCTGTTCCTCGTCCTGCGTCACCACAGACAGGATTTCAGCCTGACGAGACGTGGTGCGGGAGACCATCGTTGCATAGGTGTGCAGGCTCCAATTCCGCCCTGCTTTGTCCGTGAATGCCGTCACGCCCTCCCGGCGGAGCGCTTCCACGAAAGCGGGCACGCTCTGGTTGATGCCCCGGCCCACAGCTTGCTGCGCTGCCACCTGCTCAAGACCGACCCGCCGGTAAACGTCCGGCTCAGTCCGGCCCAACAGGGCGCTTTGCAGAGTGGAAAGCACCGTCACGTTCCCGTCCACCAGCTGGCCCATGAGGTTCATCGTGAGCTTCTGCACGATATCTGTCTGGGTGCTGGTAAGGCTCTGGGCGTTGGTGTAGCCGCGCAGGTGCTTTTCCACGGTCTCGCCAGGAATCGCCCGGGCCTCCGGGTGGCGAACGTAGAACTGCGCCTCCACCATACGGGGCACATACTCCCATTCATCCGTTTCCAGCTGACGCAGGATCTCCTGCACCCGTTCCAGCGCGGCCACGGCGTGATAGTCCACAAGCCCCCGGCTGCGCAGGCGGCCGATTTCGTTGATGATGTCCGTCTCCGCTTTGAGGTACAGCCGGATGAGGCGCTGCAGCTCCCGCTCAGGGGATGCACGGGCAAGAGTAGGCATATTTTACTCGCCCTCCTCAGTATCTTCCCGCGTATTCCCGTTCATAAGCCCCGCCAGCGGGTCACGCAGGGCTGTCACGTCCTGATAGGTCTGGCCCTGCTTTGCGGCAATCAGCTCGTCGGTCAGGGAGCCGAACAAGCCGGTCTCGTCTTCCAGCTTTTTGAGCTCACGCATTGCCACATCTGCGTCCAGAAGCCCGGCCTGAAACGCCGCAATGATAACATCGGTTTTTTCTTTGGCGATTGTCGCCGTCTCGCTGGCAGTGGGTGTCCACAGCGGCGGGAACGTTACATCAAGGTCAAGCAGCTCAATGCCTGCGCTGCGGGCTACCACCGGAAGCAGCTTGTCCAGAATGGGCCGCAGCTTGCTTTCCCGCAGGGTGTCCACGTAGTCGTAGTAGTTTTTCAGGTCGCTTTCGCCGGTGGCGTTCATGCCCGCCGGGGAACGGCCAAACAGCTTGGTCATGGGGTAGTGGGACGCGCCGCACAGGTTCAGGCACATGCTCTCGTACACGTCAGACAGGCCAGCAAAGGTGTACTGGGTGTTGCTGATCTTGTTTCCCTGCTCCACCAGCTGCATTCCGAAATTGGAACGCAGGACTTTTTGGGCCTGCATGGTGTTCCAGAAACGCCGCTGCACATCCGGACTGGACATGGAGAGCAGCTGCTCCAGCCCCTTTACCTCCATGGTGTTGACGTTCGCCTGGAAGGTCAGCGCGGCTATGTTGGCGCTGACGTTGTCGTGGGCCACCACGTCGTTATAGAGTGCTTCCACTTCGGACTCGCCCCAGTAAAGTTCCGCCTGCCGTTCCAGATCGGGAAGCTCCCGGCCCACGAACCGCACAAGGCGGGAGTGATGGACACGGGCGGCAGTGTGCCCGGCGGCATCGTTGATGCTGTAATACTCCGGGACAAGCTCCCCGCCCTCAAAAGTCAGGCCTGCGTCCGGGCTGATTCCCTGCCAGCGGTCGAGGATATACAGCCCCCGGAAGCTGCCGGGAAGAATAGCCTCGGCATCCAGCGGGCGGGAAAGGTCCTCCTGCCCGTCAATGAGGATGAGCCCGGCGGCACCGCCATACAGGCGGCCCCATTTCAGGCCAGTGCTCACACGGTCACGGAGCCGGGTGGAACGCTCCACAGTCTGGATTGCCTTTCCTTGCTCCGGTGTGGTGCTTTTGAGGTCGTACCACTCTCGCAGCATATCATCCACGAGCAAGCCCACAACGTTCTGCACCACCCAGTTGCTGCGGTACAAACTGTTCAGCAAGGCGTAATTGTCCGTCATCCGGGTCAGCGGGTATTCCGTTGCTTCCAGCGGGCTTTGGGAGCCGTACCCCAGCGAGAACAGCGGGTTGGAAAATGCGTCCAGCGTGGCCGTCATCGGTTTCTCTGTGCCCCCGGCGGGGCGGTTTTTGTTACGTCTGGACACGTTCAAACCTCCAATCAGGCAGTGAGTTGATATAGTAGCGCAGGGCATCCGGGCCGTGGTCCTGCTGTTTGATGGGCTTTTCCACGCCCATGAGGGCGGCTTTATCGTCCCACCGGTATGTGCCGAGTTCATCCAGCAGCCCCTCGCAGTCGGTGGAGATCAGCAGATCGCGGTGGGAAAGGAGCGTGCTGCATTTGCGGATACCGTTCAGCACGTCGTTGTTTCCTTCTATCACATAAACGCCACGCCTGCGCAGAGCTGTGGCAAAGGACGCTGCTGCCGGGTCAACAATGGCGGCGCAGGGGTCTTTCCCCATGAACTCCATGAAATCATCGGCATACTCTTCATCTGTTTTCTGCCTGTGTTCCTGGCGGCTGTCCCACCGGTATTCCCGATGCACCCGGACTTTCTCGCCGTCATCGTATACATCGAGGTAGACGGTCGGGTTGGTGGTCCCGTAGTCGCATGTAATGGTACGGGTGGAAAGGCTCTTGAATCCCACCGGCGCGTCCTGCGGGCGATAGGTGTTTGCCGTGGTGTCCATCATATCGTAGATCAGGCCCTCGGCCATCACCCAGCGGCCCAGAATGTAGCGTTCATAGAACACGCCGCTGTACATGCTACGGTAGCGTTCCCGGGTGCGCTCATCCAGTGACGGGTTATCGTCCATCAAGAAGTGCAGATGCAGCGCCCGGTGTTTTTTGGCCTGTAAGATCCACTCCTTGCGAAACCAATGCTCCGGGTTCTCCGGGTTGCAGTTGAACCAGAACTTGGCCCCGGTGACGGAACATCTGGCCAGCGCCTGCTCCACAAAGCTGCGGGGCATAAGCGCCACCTCGTCCAGAAGCACCCCGGCCAGCGTAATGCCCTGAATGAGCATGTAAGAACTTTCGTCCTTGCCGCCGAACAGGTACACCATGTTTACCTTGCTGCCGCGCTGCACCGTGAGAACGTGGCCGCTGCGGTTGTAGGTGATCTGGAACTGCTGCTGCAAGTACCGGACAGACAGAAGCGGCTGAACAATGTTGCGTTCCACCGCGCCCACGCTCTTGCCGCAAAAGGCAAAGGAACAGTGGTTGAATTCTGCCATCATCCAGAGTACAAAGGACAGGGACATGATGGAGGTCTTGCCGGAACGAACCGCACCGTCACAGATCAGGGCATCATAGTCGCTTTCATACGGAAAAGTCAGGATCTGTTTTTGCTTCGGGGAGAAGCTCATTTTTTAAACTCCTCCTTTAAGCTCTTGGTGATGGGGTCATCTTCAACGGTCTGCATATCGGTCTTCTGATTTTCAGCGATGCTTTCCACCGGTCGGTCTTTCCACTTATCTGGCCGCCGGTTCTTCAGGTAGAAGATTTGGGCCGTGACATTGGCCGGGACGACAACCTGTTCTTCCGCATACTCGATACGTTCTTCCTCAAGTCGTTTTTTCCCGTCAACCATGACCTTTTTTAGCTTTATTGGCTTCTTTACGGTCACAGTGCGGGTTTTGCAGCTCTCAAATA